TCAGATGGCAGGGTTATGACAGATCAAGTGACTACTAAGGTTTGCAGTAAGTGCAAGGTTGATAAGCTGGTTGAGTTGTTCGGTAAGGATAAATCAAGAAAAAATGGGCTTGCTAATTACTGCAAGGATTGTGGAAATAAAAAAAACTCAGAATATTATAAAAATAATAAAGAGAAGATTCTTGGCTTACATAAAGAGAAAGAATATTTAGAAAGAAGAAGAGCGATCGAAAGAACCTATTATGCAAATAATAAAGAGAAAATAGCCATAAGGAACAAGAATTATCGCGAGGCTAATAAAGAGAAAATAAGAATTAAGGCAAAGGTTTATTACAATCGAAATAAGGCAAATGCTTGGCACCACGCGTATAGAAATAAAAATGGGGAGTACCTTTTATCTTATTACGCTAACCGCCGTAAATATGGAATTGACAATTTAACAGATGCTTATGTAGCTAGTACATTAAAGATAAAAGTTTCCCAATGCCCACAAGAACTAATAGAACTAAAACGAATTAACTTACTAATAACCCGCGAAATAAGGAATCAACAACAATGTCAAAATTAAACAATACTACCCTAAGAGCCGATCTATTAAATGTTTATGAAGAACTGCGCAATAAGTCTATTGATCCAAAGCTTGCAAAAGAACTTAATAATACGGCTGGCAAAGTAATGAACTCTGTAAAAATTCAAGTTGAATACGCTACCTTGCGTGGTGAAAAGCCAGATATTGATTTCTTAAACGTATAGGTTGGTAGCAGGAAGAATAAGCTATGAACCACCAACACTTCATCCTTAACCCATTAAAAACAAAAATTTGCATAACATGCAAAAAAGAATTTCAAACCAGAACACGGATGCGCAAAAACTGCGAAGTGTGTAAGCCAGCAGGACGCAATCCATCATTAGCTTATTTGGACAAGTTATGAAAACATCAGAAGCATTATTTAAACAGTATGGGAAAAAGTTTGTCCCTCTACTACAAATAGCAGAAGAATATTTAGGGATTACTGATGAATACTCTTTGTCTAAAAAAGCCCTTAAAAATGACTTAAATGGCATAAGGGCTTTTAGAATTGGCAGCTCTAAGTCACCTTGGGTAGTAGATATTGAACAATTAGCTGATGTTTTAGACAGCAAATCAAGGGGGTAATTAATTTACAGATGGCGTTACACATCCACATCGCCAGCATTTAAGTTGCAATATCTCGAAAGAGTATTCCAGCTACTATGTAGAGTTACCTGTTGAACATGCTGTATTGACAAGCCTTTTTCAAATAATCTACTTGTAGCTTCATGACGTAAATCATGGAAATGTAAGCCATTTATACCTAAAAACTTGCAAGCATCAGTAAAGTAAGTTCCGACTGTTTTTGAGTTATATGGAAAAATTCGCGCATTATTTTTAGGCTGGCGCATAATAATCTTATAAGCGCTTAAAGGTATTTTAAAACGCTTTTTAACGCCCTTTTTGCGCGGATCTTTCATATCTCTAAGCATGCAAGTCCTATCTTCATGCCTAATATCATCCCACTCAAGCTTGAATATCTCAGCTTGTCTGCGAGCTGAGTAGATAGCAAACCACATTATATGAAGCATAGGCGTAGGCTTTCCATCAAAGTACCTAGATAATGCCCATAACTCTTGCTTAGTCGGACGACGATCCCGCTGTTCTGAATTTGCTATTAGCCCCTCGGCTCTAAGTATGTTTCTGGCAGTTTCAAATATAGATTGATCAACACCCAAGTCAATGACGCCCGCCATAGTACGCACAACTACCCCAAGCCATATTAAATCATTAGCTGCTGTTTGTGGCTGACACTGAGTATTTCTAAATCTGACGTGCTTGATTAAATCTTTAGCTTCAAGTTTGTGAACATCAATAGATGAAATATCGCGCTTCATTAGCGCTTTTAAATCTGCGTTTTTTGTTCTGCCCTCTGGTCTAAATTCTTTTATGTATCTTTCAATTAGACTGCGAATAGATAAATATTCTTTTTGTTGATAAACGGATGTTTGCTGTAGCTCAACTTCTCTTCGCATACCCCAGTCTTTAGCAAGCTTTATTTTTAAAAATGACTTGCTCTCTCTGTACACTATAATACCGTCTTTCTTTATTACAATCTGAGCTCTAAATTTTACAGTGCCGTCAGTCAGTGTATATTTTATTATTGATGCCATAACAGTACGCTATAAAGTAAAAACGCACTATACACTAATACCAGTACGCATGAAAAACCAAAGCGTACTCAATGCGTACTGATTATGCAAAAATAACCAAAAATAACCTAAAATAAACCATGATAAACCCAGATAAACCAGCATACCGCTTTAGTGTTGCACCGATGCTAGATTGGACAGAGTACCCTATAAATAAAGGCTATACAGGAGTCCATGCGTACTGGGTGCGGACTGATGGTATTTATCCACAGTTTTTGTGAAATTCTTAAAGATCTAAACTACAGTAGTTACACAAAGTATCGGCAGCTCGCCAAGATTGTAATTCTTTCATAGTAGCTACCACCAGCGAATTGCAGCCATCAATGGGGCTGTTGACCATAGAATAATAGCAATGCCAATACACCTAATAACAAATTCATTGTGCGAAATATCCATTTTTAACCCTTTTTCTGAATGCAAAATTATTTTTAATCTGTTATATTTATCCATAATTAATCAGTTGTCATCTTCAATTGATTGATAAAAACCCTAGTCAGTTTGCCGCTGCCTAGGGTTTTGCTTTTTAAGCTATTTTAATAGCGGCATGATTGCTGAAATAGTATCTGGAAGATTCCATGCCATAATAACTATTACGACTGGGAAAGTTATCTTCCAAACTAAACTTTTTGACTGATCAATTAGTTCTAGCATCTTGACAGCTCCATTATTTACTTTAAACTGCATACATATTCTTCCTTACTGGCTTTAAGGATTGGATTAAAAACCCCCGACAGCCTGCCAGCCATCGGGGGTTTTGCTTTTTTAAGCTGCCGCTTGTGACGTAATATCTACAGGCGCATCAGGATCAACAGGCCAATCAATAGTATTAGGAAAGCCAGCTTGCTCTGGCACATCACGCAATGCTTGTCGATAAGTCACATAAGCCGCTTTCTTTTCAGCTGTTAAAGGGCTGTCAGCTAATTGAGTCCAGTCACAAGAATTTAATAACCAACTACGTCTGCCACGTACCTCATTTTTAGTACGCTCAATTCTTGCAGCTTGCTCATGCGCTAAAGCCTCGTCAAATGACTCTTGAGTTAAGACATCTAAAATACCTGGAGTAATTGAGTCTGCATCATCATCACAATGACCATAAAAAATAGGGTACAAACAAGGCCATTCTGATTCATTGCCAAAATTAATAGCAATACCAGGCACATTAGGTAATATTGGGCCAGCAGCTGCAGGCTCTTCATTCATTGGGCGTAAAGTTTGAGCGTCAACGTAAGTAAATTTAATAAGCATGGGTATATGTCCTGTTAAGGGTTGAATTAACTGCTAAGCCGCTTTTTAGCGCAGCTCTTGCAATTGAAAGGGTTTGACTTCGGTTTCCGGTGCTTCTTGATAACCCTAAATAACTGTTACAAGTTTGCACCAAGTTTGGTGGAGCGGTTTGCGAGATTTTCCTGAGCGCAGCGCGGTGAGTTTTAGGTCGCCATTGCTGCCGATAAGGTCGGATAACGTGACCAACAAAATCAACGCCTTTTGTTGCAGGTTCGATACTGGTTTTATGCTCTGCTAGACTCATGCCTAACTTGGCTAATTCGCAGCGAATACGCTCAGCCACTTGATTCAGCTTTTGCGCAGACTTATCAACTACGACAATATCATCAACGTAACGCACATAATGCTTGCAGACCATCGCACGCTTAATAGCTTGATCAACGCTATCTAAATAAACATTGGCAAAAAACTGGCTGGATAAATTACCAATTGGTAAGCCAATGCCCGCTTGTGCTTTTAATAAGCTTTTATGTTCAGGTACTAAACTCAATTTCTTAGCATCACTATTAAAAATGGCATTCATTTTTACATCTTGAAAGACCAGCTTTTCTAGCAAATCTAATAAAAATTCGTTTTGCACCTTCACTTGTAGCTTTTCAAACAATAAATCTTGTCTAATGCTGCCAAAAAAATTAGCCACATCGGTTTTTAAGACATGAGCAGCTTGTGTCCAATCTTGTGTAGCACTACGTAAATGTTTTTCTAAGCGATTAGCCGCATACAGCGTGCCTCTGCCTTTAATGCAGGCGCAACTATCGTGGATAAAAGCCTTTTCAAACATAGGCGCAATGGCTCTATACACTAAATGATGAACAATGCGATCTCTAAAATTAGCTGCCCAGACCTCGCGGCATTTAGGCACAGTCACGACAAAAACTGTCGCGGGTGATACCTGCCATGTACCGCTCAGCAGCTCATAATAAAGTTCCATCAGATTAGCTTCTAAGTTTTGCTCAAATTCTAAAGCCGCAGGCGTATTTCTTTTGTGCCGTCTGCACTCATAATAAGCCTCAAACAGCTCAGTCACTGTCAAGTGGTAGTGGTGTAACATCATTTGCGGACCGCTCGCACGTAGTTGGTGTTGTTCTTGTTGTTGTTGTTCTGGTTGCCATTGTTGAAGTTCTGTTTCC